ATCGACGAGACGAATCTATACCCGGTGGGCGGTGAGACCTTAACACAGGTCATCACGGAAGCCTGCTTGGCCGCGGCAGAGGACAACTTTGAGGAACAAGAAGGGCGACACACCAAGCGGTTCCAAGAGCTATTACCCCTTGCGATTGCTGCGGACATGGAGAAATCATCCCCCACCAGTCTCGGACGTGATGCTCCCCGCGATGAACGTCGCAACGGCAGTTCCTATTGGTTACGTTCCTCACGAATCGGAACAGTCAGCATCGACGGAACGGATCAGTAAACAAAGGAGAATACCAATGGCCTGGAATAAACTCGACAAATTCGGCATGTTGTCACTGACGGCCGCTACGGAAATCACATTGGATTTGGTTCCACGGTTTGCGTACAAGTTTATACATACCGGCGTGGATTCAGCAGGAAACAATGACGCAAATTCTGCGAAGTCGGCGTGGCTCTCGACATTAAGCGCGACGATCACAGCCGACAACACTGTAGAAGACGAAAAGCTGTTTATTGCCGATGGCGGCAATGAGACTATCGGACCTGGCATCGACAAGTTGTATGTCGTATCGACGGCCGGTGCAGATGCCGCAATTAAGATAGTTCGACAAGTTGCCCATAGCGATTGGTGACAACTAAGCAAGCATAGTGAGTTTTTCCCACTGGACCTAGGGGTTTCCCCGAACCACTTTTCAAGGAGTAGATCATGTCTGCACACAGAGCATTGAGAGACTTGTTTCGAGCATTTGAGGCTAACGGGCCTGGCGTGCTGAATGATCCTGGTGACGCAGGGAGCATTGAGCCGACCGGGTACGGCCAGATTTGCGAATTGGTGACTACGGGTGCCGAGACGCGGACCCTGGCCGCACCCACCAAGGCAGGCATCCGATTCCATCTCCGTATGACGACGGATGGTGGCGATTGCGTCGTCACAGCATCTGGCACGCTGAACGAAACTGGGAACACGGTCGCCACGTTTAATGCGGTCGGCGAATCGCTGGATCTTATCTCGGTGACGGATGCAAGTGTTATTCGCTGGGATATTGTCGTCAACACCGGAAGCGTTGGGTTGGCATAGACTCATGCCTCGTAAAACGATGAATCTTCAGTTTCCCGTCGCGGGCGTCGTGAGACGCGTTGGCCTCCGTGACTCAACAGGCGGCAGGGGACCGTTCCCGGCTGTTTGGAGCACGAATGTCCGTCTGGAAGATTCGCTTACTAATCGCCTGCGCGGCGGTTCCTTCACGGGAATCGCCGCGGGTGCGAGACCGACGTCGCGATACCGGGATCGCCTACTCACGTTCAGTACAAACGCCATTACGGCCACGCGGATGGGAGACGACACAGATACCACTCTCAGTGCTGACCTGTCAGACACGATGCGGCCGGCACTATTCCAGTTGTCCTACGGAGGCGCAACGGGCGGCACTGTAATCGCACTGGCCCCTCATAAGGATAATTTCCTACTCGCCTGGACAGCCGACGAGACTTGGGTTCAGCAGGGCGACCCGCATTCAGGATCGAGGCGGCGAGTCTCAGACGAAGTCGGCATCATCGGCGCGGACGCTTGGTGCATGGTGGAGGACGTGGCTTATTTCATGTCCTCCAGTGGGTTGTACTCAGTCGGAGCCGATGGAAGCGGGTTGACAGCCATCTCCGAGCACAAGATTCCCGAAGACCTGACTGGGGTTTCCGACACAGCCCTGAAGCTCACGTACAATCACGCCACTCGCGGAGTGTTCATTACGACGACGACCGGCTTGGACTGGATGTACGACGTTGGGCGTCAAAATTTCTGGCCGTACGATACAGCCGAGACGGACAGCCACGTTCTCTTCGGTCCATTGCAGCTTGGGCGAGCGAACAGCTTCGGACGTGTCCTGCACTTAAACGGGAACATAGCTGCTAGTAGTGCCGACGTTACTTGGCGTTTAGTGACAGGCGACACGGCAGAGGCGGCGGCGGCCAACGGCAAAGCTGCAATCACGGCATCGCTGGCAGCCACCAGTTATGAAAGTTACGTGTCAGCGGAAGGAACTTGGTCGGCCGGTCGGTCAAACCGGGCATATCCTCGTACGAGAGCGGTGTTCTTGGTGCTATGGTTGTCCAGCGAGGGAAGCTGGGCGTACGAGTCTTCGAGCATTGAGGCGACACTCTCTGGGGAATGGAGATAAATCATGCCGCACATCGCTTGCCCTCCGGTCCCAGAACAAGATTCTGGCCAATTTTCAATTAACTATGTGTTTCAGACCACGCCCTACACACCTAATTGGTGGGGCACGGATAACATCACCAACATTCCGGCCGACTCGGTTGGTTGGTTAGTCGCCCAAGGCTGGAAAATTACCGGCATCACGTTTGACGACACGACGGTTCCGCCGACGCCCTACTACGCAATGACTCGTGAGACGCTGAAGAATTGGATTATTCTTCAGTCGTTATTGGAGGCTTATACAGATCAGACAAACGTCGCGAACACAAACAACACGATTCGGTACAACGACATCATCACCAGCTGGGACATCATGCTGGAAACGAGTCACGACCAGTTTGAGGCGCAATCCCACGAACACGTAACTCATTCCACGCTGTATCTTTCCGATACCGAAGCATACATGAATGAAGTTGACGCCTTGATCGATTTGAATCAAAGTCAACTCCTACTCGATACGGACGATGCGTCTGACAAACTGACGGAGATGCACACAAAGCTGAGTGACTTGGAAACGAACGTCGTCAGCAGCACGGCAACGATCGACGCCTTGCTGGTGACGCAGAGCGGATACCTGACGACGTTTCTAGCGGATCTTGCGGCCAAGCTGGCTGATCTGGACACCGATTATGCGACGCAATTGGCTGCGATCAATCTTCTTTTGACACAGGGCGATACCGACTTGGCGACCTTCGCGGCGTCTCAGACGGTGCATTTGGATGCTCTGGAGTTGGAATACGCCGACTATGCCGCCGAACTCGATTCATTGCTGATATCCGCCAATGCGGACATCTTGAGCGTGACGACTGAAATCGACAATGTTCTGGACGCTCTGGAAGGCGAATACGACGCAATGGAAGCGGAGGTTGATGCGCTGCTTGTGCTGGGGACGGCTGCGTTGACTACGTTCGCGACCGACTACGGAACGACGCTTGACCAGCTGACGACCGACTACACGGCAATCGCGACTCCCTTGGATGCTGAACGGGTGGCATCGAACAACGCCTTGAGTGGCTTTGTCACGGACTACGAGGGCGAACTTTCCAACCTGCAGCCTGAGTACGCCACCCACTCCGACACGGCCACTGCCTTCCTGGTCGACCTGGGAGCGACGGATTTAGCTCGAATCAACGAGCAGTTCAATGCCACGCTTTCAGAGCAGTTGCAAATGCTGACGGATCGCGGCCTTTACACCAGTGCCGTTGCGGCGGACATCACAGCCAGGAATACCAGGGACCGCGATGAACAAATCACAGCCCTGAACGACCGCTTAATGCGTGAGAAGCTAGAAAACCAGCATGGCCTCTACGGGCAGCAAGTAGCAATGAGGGACCGCAATCTGAACGGTTTTGATCGCGTGAATGCTACAAAGCAAGAAGTTCTACGCAGCAACGTCGCACAACTGACAAGTCGCTTCACTTTGCAGCAGAGCGCCCGTGACAGGACCATGTCCGGAACTGATCGCCTGAATTCGGCCCAGCAAGAAGTGTGGCAGTACCAAGCGGCTACGATCACCGGCCAGTACCAATTGCAGCTCGGCGTTCGAGACCGGACCATCACAGGCCAACAGTCGCTGTATGCCCTCCGCGAAGCGAACACCAGGCTTAACACGACAATTCAGGCGCAACTGTACGACGCGACACGAAACATCAAGCAATTGCTGACAGAGGAAGCGGCCCGGCTTCAGAATCTTCGTCAGTCCGTTACCCTGTGGAACGCAGGCCAAAGGGACAGCCTGTTTGCACAGCTCCAGCAGATCGAAGCACAACATCTGACCGGAATTGATAAACAGAATGCCACGAGCCAAGACGTGTCACGAGTCGCGATGTCCGAACGCGAACGGCTGTTGGGTTTCCTTCAGGATGCAGTGAATGGAGTCATCAGCGGTAAGGGAACGTACTCGCAGATGACAGTTCAACACGGATCCACGTTGGCTGAACACAAGCATCGGGCTATCGCCGAAAAGATGAACGAGTCCTCCCAGCGACTTGCGAGTCTCCAGATGACTCACGAGGAATGTCTGAAACTGATGTGGGACCAGCTTAAAGAACGGAATAACATCCTCGTCGGCCTGTACGGGTTCGTCGAACGGCGAGATGACATCCCGCCAAACTTCGAGGCGCTTGTGCAAATTACGACAGGGCTCGGTGATGCCGGCGGAGGGTGGGTGACACCGTAATGGGAGATACAGGTGTGCGTGGGTTACAGCTAGGAGTGTTTCGGATGCTGACGAGTTTTCATTGGCGGCTTAGTCAGGGCGCGTTCAATCCCCCATCGCCTGATGCGACCGTGGAGAGTACGCCGTGGTATGCCGGTTCGTGCGGAAACAGCTTTTGTGGTGGTGAGGGTCGAGCCTGGGGCTGGTACCCCACTCGGCTCGTTTAGTTTAGTCGTTACTTAACAAAAGGAGAACATTGACATGGCGAATCCGACCACTTTTCCGGGCGATCTTGTCGTTGCTGGGAATGTACGAGTCACAGGAAGCATCAGCCCGCTAAAGAACAAGTCTCTCGTTCTGGCTGCCGAGTCGAGAGAGCAGGTCATTCCGCTTACGCAATGGCGAACCTGGGATGACATCGCTGTTAATCTTCCGGCCAATCCAGCGTCGGACGATCTTGGGCTCGTGAGCGGTACTTTTGCTACAGCCTCGCCACTCATCCAGACGGTGGACTTCGGCGGAACGAATACCACGGGGTATGCTCGTGCGCAGATCACGGTCCCACAGGATTATGTTGCCGGACAGTCTTTCACCTTGCGTTTTCACGCCGGCTGCCTAACCACTCTAGCGGACACGACGTTGACGCTGGACTGTGCGGTGTACCGTTCCGATGAGGAGATTGGCATCAGTGCGGATCTTTGCGCGGCAGCGGTTGCGAACAACATCAAGTCGCTAACGTATGCTGACGTGGATTTTGCGATTACGGCCACGGCAATGAATCCTGGTGACATTCTGGACGTGCGCGTTTCGATCAACGGAGTGGATGCCGGAAATCTTGGCGTAATGCGTGGAGTCATCGGGGCTACAAAGATTGTTTACTTCGGTCGGTAAACGCTCATGTTTCGACCAGCAAGAATAAACGCTGCGGGCTTTAAGATGCCTGCCCCGATGAACGCGATGTCGGGGGATAACGCTCCCTTGCAGGTTGACGGGGTCTTTCCGTACAGCGCGCTTCTTCAGGTAGCAGCGGAGGACACCGAAGACAATTACGTTTATTGCCGCGGGTTCGACCCGAGAATCGCCAAGTTCATCGAATATGAAAGCGGGAATGCCGATAAGCCGGGCATTCCCGCTGGCAAACCGTATGGCAAGCGACGACCTGGAGCCTATAACATCGCCGAGGTGTTTCAAGCTCTCCTGCCGTTGCAAACCACCAACCCAAGTCCTGCGACCGTGGACTGGCGGATCAGGCAGAATCCAGGCTTTGCCGTGGGTGGCGAAGGACACCCGCAGTCCTTGA